TTTATCTTCATTTTAGGATCGCCAAATCTCACTACTTTCACATTCCCAGTGGATCTGTCCTTTACATACACCCCAAATTTCTTGCTTTTATTGGGTGTACGGAATGGTTTGTTTAGTTTGACCTGACGACCTCTATAAATAGCCATTATTTCTTCTTTCTTCTCTTATGTGCGGAATTTTTCATTAATCTACCATCTGGCATATAATGATATCCCTTTGGTGCTTTTTTTCTTCTTTTAACCACTATTTCTTTTTCTTTTTCTTCTTCTTCATAGCAGGTTTAACTGATTTTGCTTTTCCGTAGTGTTTTGGCATTTTCCTATCCTCTCTTGATAATGTTTAAAACATAATAGTTCTAACATACCATATCTATAATTAAAACCTATACAGGCAAATTTACCACAAAAACATTTCTTCTCACCATGTTGTTGATGTGTCCAATTATAGAACTCGGTAGTGGATACTGTTCTACCTTTTACTTTTTCTTTTTGCGTAAGTCTAAGTCGTGTTTACGACTACCTCTTAGAAATGAATTTACTCTACCCATAGCCCAAGCGGACATAGGAACTCTGCGACTACCTGCTGATAAGAAAGCACCCTGTCCTCTACGATAAACTTTGGCTAATGTTCCATAAGTATATTTTTTAGATGCTTTAGCTTTCCTTTGTAAGGTTGCTTTAACAGTAGCAGATATAGGTTTAGCTTTTACCATTATGCTTTAGTTCTTGATTTTAATAATGACATTGGGATTCTTTTCCCTGCTTTATATAATGCAGAAACTCTTTTGATTAATGATGCTCGTCTTGCTCGTTTAGCACCTTTAAGACCAGATAAATATTTCTTAGGTACTTTGGTTTTTTTATCTTTAGGAACTCGTCTAGCCACTTAATGAGATATCCTGCAATAATAATTCAAAACCACCACTAATAGATGATGTTGCTGATGACTTGGCTCTCATTTCAATATCTGTTTTTGGCAATATGATTTCTGGAATGTAATAATTTTTTTCTATAAATCCACCTCTAGTTGTGATGAATGACCTAGTATTCCAAACATTACCATTATCAATTCCTTTAATTCTAAATTTGATTTCATTTTCTAAATCTTTAGAACTGCCTACATCTAATTGAACTAAATAGGCTCTGTAATTTCTAGGGACTGTATAAACTGCCATTAAAGTTTGTCCATAAGTAGGTTGAATTTGTGCAACAGTTGTAGATGAAACTGTGATTGAAATTGTACCTACATTTGCATTTCCTGTAGTAGCAGTAAGCATAATTGCTCTATGTACTCTAATAAATGAAGTTGAACCTGCGCTTCCACCAATTGTTAATGTTTCTTCTGCTAAATCATAATTTGAATCTAATCCAAAAATCTTAACTGTTCCTGCATTATCTGCTGCTGTATTTGATGATGTTGCAGTTGCCGTTCCTGCTGATGTTATAAAAGTATAATCACCTCCACCATCCCAAATTGTTTCAAAAGATGTTCCTACTGAGCCATTATATCCAAATTTTTGAATACCACTAAAATTATCAACTATTCCCATTTGAACAGGAATACCATAAGGCAGGTCTATATTCTGGTCATCAAACTTCGGCAACTTCTTCTCCTTCTATGGTTGGTGTTGAAAACTGTCCGATAGTGACTGCCTTTGCGTCTATCTCACTATCAATCGTGTTAATCTTTTCATCATCATCTACGACTGCTCTAGCTATTTGTTTATCTACTTCTTTTAAGAAGCTATCAGATTGAACACCACTAGCTTTTGCCATTTGTAAGAACTGTAAGTCGGATGCATAATCTCTAAGGTTGAAACTATCTGGATAAATAATTTCACCATCAAATTCTCTGCCTTGCCATTCAGCAAATAGTTTCCAAATTTGTTCTTCTGCGTTTTGTAAGTAATCAGCTTTCTCACTTAGTCTTGCGTTTAATAATTGAAACTCTGTTTGTAATGCTATGCCAGATTGTACTCTATCTTGAGTTGCTCTTACTGCACCCATGTGTGTAATTCTATTAATAGATTCTACTTTCATATTAATATTGTTCATAATGCCATCTAATGACTGTGAAGATGGTTGAATTAAATATGGTTTTAAGTTGCTGTCTAAATCTTCTGGCATTTCAATAATAGAACCTGCACCTGCACTAGCTTCTACATTAGGTGTCTTAACTAAACTTGGGTGGTTGGATAATCTGATAAGCTGTTCAATCTCTGAGTAGTCGTTATAGATAGCTTTTTGTAATTCTGCTACATCATTTAAATCAGATATACCAATTCCTCGTCTTTGAGATTTTTGGTTATATAATATTACAGCAGGAACTTTTCCTAGTTGGTTTGGCATTTCATCAATCATCATTGGCTTAGAAGTTGAATAGCCTTTTGTAAATTCTGCAACTTTGTAAGTAGTAATATCTTCCATAGTCCAAACTCTGATAGTTGCCATATCATCAAATAAATCTTCTAGTAAGGTAAGTGAGGTTAAAACATATTTACCATTAACACCTCTTTCAAAGTTCCAATTCAAAACATTCTCTGGAGTATATAAACTGATGTAGGGTCGGATATCTAACTGTAATTCTTCTGCTCTTGATTGTGTTTGCACCGCAGGTTTGTCTAGCACTGCCCAACAAGTACCATAGATAGATGCGTTCATTTGCATTTCTCTAACTACATTGTTAAACGACCTGCCATCTAAGTCAGCGTCATTAAGGAATGAAGTTAATTGTTCATCACCTGTTAATGAACCATAGTTTCTTGTGGGTGGTACTCGGAAAAGGAAAGACGAATAGATTTGCACCACATTCTTACAATGATTGTCAATCGGAGTATTTTCTGCTCTTTTGAGATACTCCTCATCAGTTTCTAAAATATATCGGTTAAGCTGATATCCGTTCTGGTAATCTTGTCCGCCAAGATAGGACATCAAATGAAAGTGCCAATCGGCAAACTTTTCTTCATAATGTTTGTGTTTTTGTGTTAAAAATTCTCTACTGTATAATGCCATTAACTCCACCTCTGGGGTTTGCTAGGTGTAAACTGTCTTTTGACAGGATATAAATACTCCACTAAATATCCTAATGCGTCATTCATGTGGTCGTAATTATTGTCCTTATCTGGCACAGTCGTTCCTTCTTTGTAAATTTGTCTTTCAATGCTTTTTAACATAGTTTTGCAATTTTTTGCAATAAATAATGTTCTGTCGCCTACTCCATTCTTTAGTTTGGTGTTCACCGCATTTATTCTATCTCTAATCAGCGGATGATTGTTTCTTACTCGTAAATGAAAACCTGCGTTCTTAAGTATTGCTAAATCTGTGACACCACCTGCTGAAGTTTTCCTTTGTTTTGATGCAGGGTCTGGATATATAAATATATGCTTATCTTTAAATCTGTTTTTGATTTCTTGAACCATTTCGTCAGTATTACTACTGTAAATGACAATTTCGTCATATACATAAATATTATTTCCTTTTAGTTCGGATATAACTGCTGACATTGGGTCAATGTTAAAGTCCATGCCTATATGGATTTCACTTGTTTCTGGTTTGTAATTATCTATGACGTTTTGTTTTCTATCAAAGTTATAGTAAATCTGCCCTGCATAATTAACGAATGAACCCATGTATTCTTGTTGGAATGTTCTTTCGTCTAAGTCCTGTTTTGCTTGTTCTATTTCTTGCGGTGATACCCTGCCGCCATCTAAGGTAGTAAATTGAAATGATGCCCAATTATCCACATCCTCATCAGCTTTGGTAAATAGATTATAACTCCAATTACCATAACCTCTAGGTGTGCCACAGAATAATGCTGAACCATTCCTATCACTAAGAGTTGGTCGCAGTATTTCATACCAAGTATTTTCTCTAATATCTGCGAACTCATCCATAATTAAAAAATCTAATCCTACACCTCTAAGGCTATTTTCATTATCAGCACCCCTTAATGATATAGTTGAGCCATTTCTTAATGTAATAGTCAAGTCAGAGTTATTTACGGATTTAATCCATTTATGTGCGGTTAGCTTTTCTATTAAGTCAGTCCAAACAATCGTCTTAGCCATTCTATAAGTGGGTGCTACATACCAAACCTTGCGTTTTGGATATCGGCTAAATTTAGCTATCTCGGTGACGGATAAGAAAGTCTTACCCCATCTTCTACCTGCGATAATAACTCTAAATCTTTTATCACAATCTAATACTTGTTTTTGAGGTTTACTTAGCGGCACTAATCTACGCTAAATGGTAGTGGTTCATTATCATCATTAATATTTCCACCATCTGATTGACCTAATTCATTCTTGCCTAACCATATAGCCATAGTTGCGTTTCCATTCTCAGCTATCTTCCATTGTATCTGTCTTAAACGTAGTTTTTTCAAACTTCTGCCTTTTGTAAGATATTCGGAATAACTCTTTCTAATAGTCGCTTCATTACAGTTAAAGAAATCTGCAATCTCAACATTAGTACAACCAAATGAAGCCAATTTTTGAACTTCCTCCCCATTGATATTTAATTTCGGTCTTGCCATATTGTCATCTTTCTGTGCGTAGAGTGTACGCTAATTGCTT